AACACTATGAAACCTGACTCATTCCCTGATACCATCTATGGTGAGTCAAGGATTGTGATACCATTGTATAGAAACAAACACCTGATTGGGGTGCAGGGAAGAGCTCTCTCTTCAAACCCTATTAAATACATTACCATCATGTTTGAGGATGAAGAACCAAAGATATATGGACTGGATAACATCTCTCACAATGTGCCAGTCTACGTCACAGAAGGACCCTTTGACAGTCATTTCCTTACCAATGCTATTGCTATGTGTGGTAGCGATGTTGACTTGCGCTCTTTCGATTATCAGTTTGTATATGCCTTCGACAACGAACCACGTAATAGAGAGATTGTCCAACGAATCAGCAGAATAATTGAAAGAGGTGACTCAGTAGTTATTTTTCCCTCAAACATTAGAGAGAAAGACCTAAATGATATGGTATTGGCTGGACATGATGTTAAAAGATTAGTAGAATCAAATGTCTACTCTGGTTTAGAAGCAAAACTTAAGTTTACCACCTGGAAAAAGATATGAGTAATGGAATCAAGGTAACAAAAAGAAGTGGTCACATTGAACCTCTTGACTTAGATAAGATGCATCTGATGGTTGAAGAGGCAACTGTTGGACTTGCTGGTGTATCTGCCAGTCAAGTGGAGATGACTTCTGGTATTCAGTTCTATGATGGTATTACAACTCAGGAGATCCAGGAAATCCTGATTAAGAGTGCCTCTGACCTGATTGATCTGGAGCATCCTAACTACCAATTTGTCGCTGCTAGACTGCTTCTATTTGCCCTTAGAAAGCAGTTGTATGGTAAGATGAGAGAATTGCCACATCTGGAGCAACATATCTACAGTTGTGTGAACAAGGATGTCTATGATACAAATATTTACTCTAAATATTCAAAAGAAGAAATTGAGAAAGCTAATTCTTTCATTGATCATGATCGTGATTTTCTCTTTACTTATGCTGGTTTACGCCAGGTTGTGGATAAGTACCTTGTGCAAGACCGCAGTGGTGGGGGAGTTTATGAAACTCCACAGTTTATGTACATGATGATTGCCTTAACTATTTTTTCTGAGTATCCCAAAGAAACCAAACTGAACTATGTCAAAAGATACTACGACGCAATCAGCAAGCACAAAATCAACATCCCCACCCCAATCATGGCTGGGGTTAGAACACCTCTCAGACAATTTGCTTCTTGCGTTCTTGTTGATGTTGATGACTCCCTCGATTCTATCTTTAGCAGTGATATGGCTATTGGGAGATATGTTGCTCAAAGGGCAGGAATCGGCATCAACGCAGGCAGAATACGTGGCATCAACAGTAAAATCAGGGGTGGAGAAGTTCAACACACAGGTGTTATTCCTTTCCTTAAAAAGTTTGAATCAACTGTCAGGTGCTGTACACAAAATGGAATTCGAGGTGGCTCAGCGACTGTCCACTTCCCAATCTGGCACCAAGAAATAGAAGATATTATTGTTCTGAAGAACAATAAGGGTACAGAAGACAACAGAGTTCGTAAGTTAGATTATAGTATTCAAATCAGTAAACTCTTCTATGAGAGATTCATTCAGGGAGGAGACATTTCTCTCTTCTCTCCACATGACGTTCCAAATCTGTATGGTGCTTTTGGTACTGATAGATTTGATGATTTATATGTTTCTTATGAATCAGATGAGTCTGTTCCAAGAAAAACTATCAGTGCTCAAAAACTATTTCTTGACATCCTGAAAGAGAGAGCAGAGACAGGTCGTCTCTACATCATGAATATTGATCACTGTAATTCTCACTCATCATTCAAAGATAAGGTGGAGATGAGTAATCTTTGTCAGGAAATCACTTTACCTACCTATCCTATCTCACACATTGATGATAATCTTGGTGAGATTGCGCTGTGTATCCTATCTGCTATCAATGTTGGTAAGGTAAGATCTGATGATGAGCTGGAGGAGTTGTGTGACCTTTCAGTACGTGCTCTAGAAGAATTAATTGACTACCAGGAATATCCTGTGAAGGCAGCAGAGATTGCTACAAAGGCACGTAGGTCCCTTGGAATTGGTTTTATTGGTTTGGCACACTATCTTGCCAAACTTGGATTTGATTATGGATCACAGGAGGCATGGGATGCAGTTCATGGACTTTCTGAGTCCTTCCAGTTCTATCTTCTGAAGGCATCAAACAATCTTGCCAAGGAGAAGGGGCACTGTGAATACTTTGGCAGAACTAAGTATGCTGATGGTATTCTTCCTATTGATACATACAAGAAGGATGTAGATGAAATTTCATGCCAAGAACTGCAACATGATTGGGAGTCTCTTAGAGCATCTATCAATGAGACAGGACTCAGGCACAGCACTCTGTCTGCACAAATGCCTTCAGAGAGCAGTTCCGTTGTGTCAAATGCCACCAATGGAATTGAACCACCAAGAGATTATCTGTCCATTAAAAAATCCAAGAAGGGGCCTCTTAAGCAGATTGTACCACAGTACAACTCACTGAAGAACAACTATACACTTCTGTGGGAGATGCCTGACAACAAGGGTTACATAAATGTGGTGTCTGTGATGCAGAAATTCTTTGATCAGGCTATATCTGGTAACTGGTCTTACAATCCAGAAAATTATCCAGACAATGAGGTCCCAGTTTCAGAAATGGCAAAAGACCTTTTGACTACATATAAGTATGGTTGGAAGACCTCTTATTATCAGAATACATATGACATCAAGACTGATGAGGTTGTTGAAGATAAGTCTTCTAAAATAGAATCACTAATGCAAGAACTAGAAAAAGTAGAGGAGGGCGAGTGTGAATCCTGTGCAGTTTAAAAGAGAAGTTACATCACCAATAGGTAGTGTCAGAATGAATCAATTTCAGGGCATGACAGTTTTCAACCCTGAGCAAGTCAACACCAAAAAACAACCAATGTTCTTTGGTAAACCATTGGGAATACAAAGATATGACTCATTTAAATATGGTGTTTTTGATAAACTCACAACACAACAGTTAGGATACTTCTGGAGACCAGAGGAGGTCTCCCTGCAGAAAGATAGAGGGGACTACCAAACTCTCAGACCAGAGCAAAAACACATCTATACTTCTAACCTGAAGTATCAGATTCTTCTTGATTCTGTTCAGGGTAGAGGTCCAGGTATGGCATTCATTCCATACTGCTCTCTGCCTGAATTAGAGGCATGTATGGAGGTCTGGGGATTCATGGAGATGATCCACAGTCGTTCATACACATATGTCATCAAGAATGTCTATTCAGATCCCTCAGAGGTTCTGGACAAGATTGTAACTGATCAGAGGATACTTGAGAGAGCAGGGACTGTCACAGAGTCCTATGATGATTTCATCAACAGTGCTCATCTGTATGACACTAGCACTATGTGGGAACTTGCCAATGAGGGACACATTGCAGGAACAGTTGAGAGAAGAGAACTGAAGCGCAAATTGTATAGAGCAATTGCTAATGTCAACATTCTGGAGGGTATTCGCTTTTATGTTAGTTTCGCTTGCAGTTTTGCATTTGGTGAACTTAAACTTATGGAGGGGTCAGCTAAAATCATCTCACTTATCGCCAGAGATGAAAATCAGCATCTTGCGATCACACAGAACATTCTAAATAAATGGAGACAGGGTGATGATCCTGAAATGGCAGAAATTGCCAAAGAGGAGGAAGAGTGGGTTTATGCAATGTTTGATAGAGCAGTCAATGAAGAGAAAAGATGGGCAGACTATCTTTTCAAAGATGGATCAATGATTGGACTGAATGATACTCTACTCAAAAAGTATGTTGAGTGGGTTGCTAATAGAAGATTGAAGTCTATTGGATTGAAGCAAGTATATGATGTTCCTGCAAAAAACAATCCTCTCCCCTGGACTGAACACTGGATCTCCTCTAAGGGTCTCCAGGTTGCACCTCAAGAAACAGAAGTTGAATCTTATGTTGTTGGGGGCATCAAACAAGATGTTAAAGAAGACACATTCACTGGATTCAAACTCTAATGGCAAATTATCACATTAAAAGACCCAGCAGAATTAATACTAGCCAGGATACCTACTACACAGGTGCTGATGGTCAGTGGACTGATGATTACTCTCAGAGAAGACAGTACACTAATAAGGCTACAACAGAGGCTATGCTGAATAACCCAGATGGCACTAATGGTGGTTGGGTCGGAGCATCAGTAATTACTGAGTAATAAATAAGGAGAGTCATTATGAACATTTGGCAAAAGTTGAAATCAATGGCGACTACCCCAATCCCTGGATTTACCAAGGTAGGGTTTTTGACGGGAGCCTTATTGGGGACAACTACGGCTTTGTGTATTGCATTACCAATACAATCACAAAGAAAAAGTATATTGGTAGAAAATACTTCTGGCAAAAACGAAAGCCTAGAAATAAAGGTGATTCTTCAGTCAGGAGAAGAGTTACATCTGAAAGCAACTGGAGAAATTACTGGGGGTCTTGCCCTGAGCTTAAGGAGGATGTTAGGAGA